CGGGCAACAGAAGAAACACAAAGTCGCGCAATGGCAATGGAAATTGATGCGGTGGATGAAGAAGCACGTACCGCGATGATTGCATTGAGTAGCGAAGAACCTGTAAAGCGTAATTATGGCGTTGAGGTGCTAGAGCATTCTGAGAGCGCTATGGACTTAGAGTTTATGCGTAGTGGCAGAGCGCCGCTATTGCTTGACCACGATCATACACAAGTGATTGGGGTAATAGAATCAGTTGACCTTGATGGCGAGTCTCGCAGGCTGCGGGCTAAGGTGCGTTTCGGACGAAGCGCTCTCGCTAGAGAGGCATTTGATGATGTGGTTGATGGCATCCGTACTAATGTAAGTATTGGTTACTCAATCGACAAGCTGGAAAGGGGGTCAAATAAAGACGAGTATGTTGCTCGTTCTTGGCGACCCGTAGAAGGTTCACTAGTTTCCGTACCAGCCGACCCGACAGTTGGCTTGGGGCGTTCTGCTGAAGAACCTCAAAAACCTGTAATTAGAACTGACTTCCAAAAGGAAAATACTATGTCAGAAGTAGATATTGCAGCGGTTGAGGCAGAAGCCCGAAAAGCCGCACAAAAAGACGCAGCCAAGATTATTGAACTTGGTGCTGCACATTCACGTTCCGATTTGGCCGCACAAGCTGTAAAGCAAGGGCGATCAATTGAGGAATTTCGTGGCGAATTGCTAGAAGTCATTGGCTCAGAGCGTTCACTACACGAAACCAACGTAGGACTGACTGACAAAGAAGTTAAGCGCTTCTCTATCGTCCGTGCTATCAACGCATTGGCTAACCCGACTGATAAGCGCGCTCAAGAAGCTGCTGCTTTTGAAATTGAGTGTTCTGCTGCTGCTTCACAAGCTTACGGACGTGCATCCGAGGGCATCATGCTCCCAGCGGATGTTCTGCGTAACTGGAGCCGCGATCTGTCTGCTGGCGTTGATACTGCTGTATTGACCGAAGATTTCCGTGGCGGTGACTTCATTGACGTACTGCGTAACCAATCCTCAGTAATGCAGGCTGGTGCGCGTATGTTGAACGGTCTGCAAAGCGATGTTGCTATCCCCAAGAAGCTTACAGCTTCTAGCGCTGCATGGCTTAACGCTGAAGGCGATGATGTTACTCAAACAGAGCCTACTTTCGGACAGGTCACTTTGTCACCCAAAGACATTGGTGCCTATACGCAAGTAACTCGACGTATGCTCCAACAGTCAACTTTGGACATTGAGGCAGTTATTCGTGATGACCTTGCTACGGCTATTGCCTTGGGTATGGATTTAGCAGCCCTTCGCGGTAATGGTACTTCTGGGTCACCTACCGGCATTAAGTCTACTGCTGGAATTAACAGCGTTGATTTTGGTGTTGCACCAATTACCGTGCCTTCTTACGCAAAAGTTGTAGAAATGGAAACTGCTATTGCTGAAGATAACGCGCTGATGGGTAATCTTGCGTACATTCTACCTGCTTCAATGGTTGGTGGACTGAAGACTACCGAGAAAGCTACCGGAACTGCTCAGTTTGTCTATGAGCCAGGTGGTACGTTGAACGGTTATCGTGCAATCAACAGCAACCAAGTCGAAGCTGGCGATCTGTATTTTGGCAACTTCCAAGACTTGCTGATTGGTATGTGGGGCGGTCTTGATCTGCAAGTTGACCCATACACCAACGGTTTGAGTGGAACTATGCGCGTCCGAGTCATTCAGACAATGGATGTTGCGGTACGTCACGCTGTAAGCTTCTGCCTTGGTAACGATGGCGGTTCTTAATAGCTAAATTGACGAGGGGGGTTCGCCCCCCTTTTCTGCTTTTCAGGGGTGAAAAATGAAATTAGCGATTATTAAAGATTGCGTAGTAGCGGGTAAGCGTCAAGTCATTGGTGACACTATAGAAGTAAGCACCGAGATTGCGCGTCAATTAAAGGCGATGGGCAGGGCGGTTGATCCTGTTGCAGAGCCAGAGCCGGTTGATCGGTCAATTGGACTAACTACTGATGATATGCCAAAGAAGCGTGGCAGACCAAAGAAAGTAGATATTAATGAACTTTGAAACTACAGCAGACCGACAGATATTTGTTAGAGACTTTGGTGAAAGCGTTACATTTCGCGGGCCGTTTATTGGCTTTAGACAAGCTACTGCTATATTTGACAATGAATATGCAGGCATCCAAGGTGAAAGTGTAGAGTTTGCTACTAGTCAGCCAATCCTTACTTGTGTCACTGATGACATTAAAGGCGTTGCGTTTGGCGATACTGTCGAAGTGCGCTCTAAGACTTATAAAATTGTTTTGGTGATGGCAAACGGTACTGGAATGTCTGAACTGATGCTGGAGCTACAATAATGCACAAGCGTCAAGCTATCAGGGACGCATTTGTATCTGCTGTGACTGGATTGACCACTACAGGCAATAATGTGTTTGTGTCTCGCGTATATCCATTAGACACCGGAACACTGCCTGCACTGGTGGTATATACCAAGCGGGAATCGTCTGCACCAGAAACTATCGGCTTGCCTAGAACGTTTGTAAGAGAGCTAACTATTAGTTGCGAGGCTTATGTTAGAGCAAATACCGGATATGACAATCTGCTGGATACTATAAGTGCTGAAGTAGAAAACGCACTTTATGCAGCGGGTAACTTTGGCGGTCTTATCAAAGACGCTTATGTAGTTGAAACTGATGTAAACTATCAAGATGGCGCAGACCAGCCGTTAGCTTCGGCTGAAATAGACATTACTTTAATTTACACTACCGTAGAGGGTAGTGTTACAGTTTAACGGAGAATTAAACATGGCAACCTTTACCGGAAAAGATGGCGCATTTTACATTGGCGCGACTGGCGGAACTATAGTAGGCGAAGTGCGGGATTGGAGTTTAGAGCAAACTTCTGCCCGAGTTGACGCTACTGTAATGGGCGACGAATGGACTACGGGCAAGATGACCCAAAAATCTTGGACTGCTTCAGTAAATATTTATTATGATGCAGACTTGGCCGTAGGTCTTGGCAGCGATATTACTTTGAAGCTGTACCCACAAGGCAACACGACCGGATTTGAGTATTACGAAGGGCCAGCTCACATTACCGGTTTTAATTCTTCAGCGTCATTTGATGGCATGATTGAAGCCTCAATTAGCGTAGAAGGCAACGGGCCGCTTCAAACACTAACGGCGTAAAATATGAAACTTATTGAGAAAGCTTTACAGCATTTTCAGAGTATAGAACCGCGAGAACTACACGTCCCCGAGTGGGACGTTACTGTATATGCAAAAGAGCCAACGCTAGGGCAAAAGTCATCGTGGATGGCAAAGTCAAACGGCGATAATACGGACTTTATGCTGAATGCTATATGTGAAGGCGCTCTTGATAAGGACGGTCAGCCGTTATTTGATGTAGGTGATAAGCCGACTTTGCGACGAATCGGTAGCACGATTACGGAGCGGGTCGGTCTTTTTGTACTAAACGCTTCTGCTGATACTGACGAGGAACGCGAAAAAAACTGATTGATGGTGAGGGTTCACCAACAGAGCTATATCATATGTATGAATTAGCCGATTACCTTCGCCAGCCAATTAGCACCATTCTCGCCATGACAGCAGACGAATATACGCACTGGTTTGCTTTTTTGCGGATCAGAGAGAAAAGGTCGAATCATGGCAGCAACACAACAAGCGGTCATAGCGCTTCAGCTACAAGGCGCAACACAGGTAAACGCCGGACTAAATAAGGTTCAAGGTGGTTTAAACGGTGTTGAAAACGCTGGAAAGAAAGCGAATAAAATGTTTCGCGGTATGCGGGGCGGCACTGCTCAGTTAGGTTATCAAATTCAAGATATTGCCGTGCAGTTGCAGGGCGGTCAAAACGCATTGCTAGTATTTGGGCAGCAGGGTTCTCAGCTTGCCTCAATTATGGGGCCAGGTGGCGCTTTGATTGGTGCGTTGATTGCCGTAGGCGCAGCTATTGGTAGCACGTTTATAAAATCAATGGAGATTGGCAAAGTCTCTGTTGAAGAATTAGGTGCGGAAATTGAAAAGCAAGTTGATAAATTAGGCACTATCAATACAGCTTTTGCCGAGTTTTACGCATTGCAAAGACAAAATTCTATGGACGAAAGCGCTAAACGATTTAAGGTTTTGTCAGATGAATATGAAGACGGGCAAGAAAAATTAGCAAGATTAAATCACTTATTAAACCAAAATATAGAAGCTGGCAAGCGGGCCGGTCAAACTGCTGAATTTACAACAAGAAACAACAGGTTTCTTACTGAGGCAATAAAAGAGCAATCACAAGCGAATGTGGTTGCAAGAGCGGAGCTTGCATTACTGGAAGGTAAATTAAAAGGTGTAGTGAAGTTTGATAAAGCCGCAGCAGATCAAAGAGTTAAATCAGCGGGAAAGATTATAGAGGCTGCAAACGCAGAATTTAATCTTGTAATAAAGCAAAGTAAGGTTAGAGAAAAAAGAGAAAGGCTTGAGTTAAAGTTTCGTTTGGTAAAGTTAAAAAATCTGCAAAGTGCTAATGATCGTGAAATGGAAGCGTTAATAGACGCAGACAAAAAGAAAGAAGAACTTGCAGAGAAAGAAATGAAGCGTCTGAATGACGTGATGAAAGAAGAAGACAAAGTACAAGCCGAAAGAGACAAAGCGGCACAAGACTTAGCTGGTGTGAAATTCTTTTTGGGTACTACTGAAGAACAATTAGAAATGCAGGCAGCATCACGCCAAGCCATTATTGATGCCGCGTTAGAACACGAGCGCATATCAGATGCAGAGCATAAAGCTTTGCTTTTGCAAAGCGAGGCAAATTTTCAGCAAGCCATGAAAGCTTCGCAGTTAATGCAGCAGCAACAGCAATTATCTAGCCTTCAAAACACTGTCAACCAGATGGCTGCATTTGCTGATAAAGGTACTGCTATCGGCAAAGCTATGTTTGTTGCTCAAAAAGCATTAGCAATGGCTACAGCTTACATACAATACGAAGTTGCTATAGCTCAAGCCGTTGGTCAAATGGGTGTTTTTGGTATCCCATTGCAAGCAATTTTAAGAGCGCAGCAAGTCGCAGCTATTGCAATGATTGCGGGTCAAACTGTTGCCGGTTTTGAGGGTGGCGGTATTACGTTTAACGGCGTCCGGTCTGGTGGTATGGATGGCCGCGGTGGCCGTATGGCGGTTGTACACCCGAATGAAAAGATTACTGATATGGAAAAAGGTGGTGTTGGTGCTGCACCGGTCAACGTAACCATGAACATATCGGCTGTAGACGCAAAAGGCATTGATAAGCTGTTGACCGAACGGCGCGGTTTAATCGCTGGCATGGTCAACAAAGCGATTAACAATCAGGGAAGGTCTAGCATATGAGCAGCTTCCAAGGGGTAGGCTATGAGAGCGTTAGCTATGTCCTGAAAAACTATCAAGTTATGTCAGAAAGCATTAACGGCAAGGTGCAGGTGCGTAATATTGGCGCTTCACGGTATCAATGGACTGTTAGCTTTCCAATGATGACAAGAAACGAGTTTGACCCTTTATGGACGTTTATTCAAAACCAACAGGGCATGAAGAAAGTTTTTTCAATGAGTCTGCCAAACCCAACAGTACCTACTCAATACAAGACGTATGAAGTGCGATTAGCTGAGTCGGAACAAGAGTTTGAAATTGGTGTAGACAGTTTAATATCGTTTTCTATGGACGTTATAGAGGTCTTATGAGCAGAGGCTTGCCCCAGTCTGTTATAGATGCCTTTGGCTCTAACGGATTTAATTATGCGACATTAGTGCAGATAAACCGCAGAAATAGCGGTAGCTTCTTTATGACTGATTACGGCATAAACCTTACCTATCAAAATATAGAGTACCTTTCTTCTGAGCTTCTTTTAGAAGTTGCAAGCGTTAAGGAAAGCCAAGCGCTGCAAGTAAACGATATGAGCCTTACTTTAAGTGGGGCTAATCAGACTTTTATATCATCATTCTTAAATGACCCAAACTTTATTGCAGATAGAGTGCTGATATACAAGGCTGTATTAAATGAGTCTAACAATATAAACGGCGCGTTTTTGCAATTTGATGGGCGAATTTCTGAGTACGGAATAGAAGAAGACGAAGAATCAAGCACTGTTGAGCTTACCGTAGCTAGCCATTGGGCAGACTTTGAAAAGCTTAATGGGCGCAAAACAAATAATAATATTCAGCGGCTATATTACCCTGATGATGTTGGCTTTGAGTATGCAAGCGTAATTGTCAAAGATTTAAAGTGGGGTAGAGAATAATGCCTTTATTGGCTTTTATTGCAATTGCTATTGGTGCTTTTGCGCTTTCCTATGCCGCTGCTAAAAAGGCGCAGAAAGCCGCAAAAGAAGCAGCAGATTCGTTTCGGGGCGTACTGGTCAACAAAGAGTCTAACGTTGAACAGATACCCGTTATATACGGCACTCGCAGGGTTGGCGGCACCCGAGTTTTTGTTAGCGCTGAAGGCGGGGAAAAGAATAAGTTTTTATATATTTGTTTGGTGCTAGGCGAAGGTGAAGTAGAAGATATTTATGACATAAAAATAGATGACTTCAGTATCTTTGACTCTAAATATGGAAACGTTACTAGGTCTGTTGTAGACGCGCAAAGGATTATATACAGAGATACAAGTGATCCTGATGGCGCGCAAGCTGTATATATTGAGGCTTGGAAAGGTAGGCCATTTCAAGTTGCCTCACAAATTTTGCAAAACTCAACTAAATGGACTAGTAGGCATAGGCTTCAAGGTGTAGCTTATTTAGGTATTAGACTT